ACAGTGCGTGGAAGTACTCGGCGTTTCCATGCTCACGGTTGTTGGCGTCACCGAACTTGGCGCAGCCAAAGTAAGCATCGAAGTTGTTATCTACAAGCTTGCTGACCTCAGCGTCTAACTGTTCCCGGGTATCAAAGAACTTCTGGACTATGTACCGACCTTTCCCAAACATGCAGTACCGACCCTCTTTGGGCAGCACTGTGTCGAGCAAGTCGAAGTTCGTCATATTTTTGGAGTGAATAGGGCACCACGGAGCCGAAGCTCCGTAGTACACATGGGTTACTTGCGTAGGTCGGTTAGGTAAGCTTTGACGACCAAGTCCATCCGTTTACTGGGCTTACTTGCGCCAGTGAACCAGTTGTAGATCGTCATGCGAGAGACACCTAAGTCCTCTGCAACAGTACGGACGGAGAGTCCGATCCTGATGCATTCCCTACCCAGCGCCACACCTATCGACTCCAGCTCAGCGGAGCGATTAAGCTCCGCCATACGCTGGCTGTACCCATAGGTCATGGTCAGTCGTCCTTACTCCAGGCGGAGACCACGTCGGCAAGTGCCTTCTTGCTCTTGGCTGCAGGGGTTTCTGCGTCTGCGTCTACAGACTTCTTGCTCGGGCGCTTGCTGGGCGGCTCATCCTCGATGTCTTCAATATCAGTCACTGCGGCTGTAGTGATCGCAGGCTTGAACATCGGAGGGGGCAGCTTGGTAACACCATCGACCTGGGAAGGTGTCATGGCGATCAGAGCCTTGGTTGCGGGCAGGTTAGCCACGCGCTGAGCCACGTCATACTGCTGGCGGTTGATGTAGCCAACAGGAGCGAACATAACCGACTGGTTGTCGTTGTTCTCGTTGAAGCTAATGCGGGTCACAACGTGATCCACGTTCTTGCCGTTGTTGCCCAGGTATTTGGTGTAGTTCTCGAACGTGTACGCATTGCCATCGTTGTCACCAAAGAGGGACTTGGATGCCAGCTTGATCTGGTACACCTCTCCTTCCAGAGAAGTACCAAAGTCGTCCTTCAACAGCACGGCGATGAAACGGTTGTAACGGCAGGCTTTTGATTGGCCTTGCCCAGAACCTTTGATGTTCTGGGGGCAATCGTCACAGCGGCTGGCTTGCACATTCGCAGACTTGGCATCGGGGATGCGGCCATCATTCGAGAAGCAGTCCGGTGCGGTCGGCTCGGCATCGGGGTTCCACGCAGTAGCGTAGAAGATCCGACCAACGTGCGGCGCGGCGTTGACGATAACGACATCGATGTCGCCCTTGAGCTTGCCCATCGCTTCACCACCAACCATCTTCGTCCAGATGCCGTTCTTGGGCACCAGACGCTTGTTACGGGGGCGACCGACCAAGGACTTGGTCAGTTCACTCAAGCCAGCGTTTTGGAGGAAATCGGGGACTTCTTGATTAAAGAGTTGAATGTTGCTCATTTGATTTACTTTGCACGTCTAACAACCACGGTGTATTCCTTGTCCTGATTCAGACCCTCAGGCAAGACCTCTGGATTCTCTTCAAGAAACTGCTTCATGTTGGATTGATGAAGTCGCTTCTCGAGCAGGCCGAATGCTTGCCTCTCATGGATGAGGCGGTACATTGAATCCCAGTCGTTTGTCCAGTACCGTGTTTTGACTGAACGAATGACTGTGCCTGCTTTGGTTCTGATACTGTCGGCGTTGATCTGCTTGCACACGTCAAGCAGGTGTGCTTCAAGCTCCCGCATCTGCTCAGCCAGGGTTTCATCCTGGGCTTCAAAGACGCGCTTCGCTTCAGCACGGGCATCTCGGATCGAGATGTACGCCTCGGCCACCTTATCGACGGCTAGAGGAAGGGGTGCTGCGACCCCTTGGTCTTCTTCCTGCATTTGTTAGCTCCTACTTGTTTTGCGTGGGTGGGCCCACGTCTTCGACTGTACAGCGTGTCTTGACTTTGTCAAGTGTTTTCGTTCATCTCTTGGCGATAAAGTTCAACGATCTTGTCGTGGTTGGCGATGTTGCCCCGCAGCATGGCGTACAGCCCGCGCTCCACAGGACTGCCCTGGATGTGCACCACAGTCATCGCGTTGCGCTGGCCTGGGCGGTTGATGCGGGCGTTGGCTTGGAGGTAGGTCTCCACACTGGTCACGGGAGCGTACCAGACGATGGTGTCGGCGGCAGTTAGGGTAAGCCCGTGGGACGCAGCTTGCGGCTGGATGATGAGGACCCGTGGGTTCTCCTTGGTCTGGAAGTCGGTGACGATCTGGCTGCGCTTGACAACAGGGACGCTGCCGTCGATGACCTCACTCACAATGTGAGCTTTGGTCAGGTACTCCTTGACCTTGAGGATGGTGTGCGTAAACGGCACAAAGATCAGCACCTTGTGGCTGGCCTCCTCAATGACCTCCTTGATAGCGTTCAACCTGTTGCGGGCATCAAAGTCCACTACCTCCCGTGTATCTGTGTATACAGAACCACAAGCTATTTGTAGAAGTTTGTTGAGTTTCACCGCTGCATTGACCGCTGAGATCTCTTCCCCTGCCGCCTCGACCAACATCTCGTTCTTGAGTTCCTTGTAGAACTTAAGCTGCTGCACAGTCATCGGGGCCTCTCGGTCTATGTACGTGACCTCGGGCAAGTCCAGGCACTGCGCCTTCTCAAACCGTATGGCAGGTTGGAGTACGTTGTGGACAATTTCATCGGATTTCGGCTTAGGCACCCATCGGTACTGGGTAACCGGGTACATCACCATGTCTCTGAACTGCCCAAAGAACGGGGGTGTACCAGCAGGGTTCACAAGCTTAGCTAGCCCGTAGGCATCAACTGGCGACTGGGCAGCAGGTGTGCCGGTCAGCATCCACAACCCTTTGATGCGCTGCATCAAATACCGCATGACTTTCCACCGTGTGGTGGCTGCGTTCTTGTACGCCGACGCCTCATCGACCACGATGAGGTCGAATCCACCTCTGGCGATCTCCTCTCGGACAATCTCGACGCCATCAAAGTTGATGACAACGTACTCGGCTACGCCTGAGACTATCTTTTTACGCTTAAGTGCTGAACCGTAAGCTACATCTACCGTACGATGAATGGCGAATTTGAAGAGGTCTTGTTGCCATGCCGAGTGCATGATGGACAGGGGGCACACAATAAGAACCCGCTTGATGGCCCCCACGTTCATGAGGTAGTCGGTCGCCCATATCACCGACGCAGTCTTGCCTGTGCCCTGCTCGTTGAAGCAGAAGGCTTTGCTGCGGGTGGCTAGGAATTGTGCGGTTTCTTTCTGGTGTGCGAAGGGTTCGATTCCTGATGGACGGGGCCATTCGTAGCCCTCTAAGTATTGCTCAGTCACGTCATTTCTCTCCTTTGTGGTGGAGGTTGCGGCTGCGGTTCTTCGATGGTGACTCTAGTTTGTAACCGTCTTTGTTGGAGCCACCCTTAGCAAGAGCTTTGACGTGGCTGACATCTCTACCCGTACGATCTACGCCCTTAGCATCAAGCTTGTTGCGTGCGCGTTGGCGTTCCATGCGGTCCTCATGCTCACCTCGTTTGAGTTGCATTTGGTACTCGTGTTTGTACGGGCGGGGGGACTTGGTGTAGGGCATACCTAACTCCGGTTGTGCTCACAACTCTTCACTGGGCAGAACTTGCACAGTGGGCCAGTGACGGGGTTCCACACCCCGCTCTTGAACGCGCTCTTCAGACGGTTCAGGTCAAAGGTGGCGCTGTTCATGTACAACTGCACGTTCTCGGCAACGTGCTTCTTCTGTACGAACTCGTTGCTCACCACGAACAGCAGTGCTGACTTGATCACCTTGATCTTGGGGAATTTGGCAAACACAGCCACAGCCATGTAGTCCAACTGTTTGGTGTCGGCGTACTTGGCGTTCTTGCTGGTCTTGTAGTCCACCATGTGGGCAATACCCTCGGCTTCATTGACGATCAGCAAGTCAACGATACCGTGCCACCAAGCATCCGGGGCGTCGTAGTCACAAGCCTGCAGCTTCTCCGTTACCCCCATCTTGATCTCACAGTACTTCTCACCGGGGATCTTCTTCAGTGCCTCAATCGTCGGGGCGATGTAGGCGTACTTAGGGGGGATGGGGACGCCCTCGGCAACGTGATCCTCAGCAGCCTTATGCACAGCCGAACCGTACAGCGCGGACTCGTGCGGGCGGTCAACTACGTCCTTGGCAACCTTGAGGTGAAAGTACTTCTTGGGGCACTGTTGGAAGTTCTTCAGGCTGCTGTAAGACCAAGTCGGCATGTTCACTGTGAGTTCTCCTTACCCTGCATTATTGCAAGCGAAGCGCCCAGGATACGCGCCTCGACCCCAATCTTCAAGGCCAATTCGTTGGCACCGTCGTAGTCGCCCACGAGGCACAAGTCATGGCATTCCTTAGCTAGCCTCTCAATGTTCATGAGGGGCATTGCGTAGTCAACAATCTCAGCAGTGACCATAGCTTTTTCCATATCCAGCTTCACAGTTAAGGGGAAGGTCGGGTGCCCACTTGGGGCGCAACCTCATGCAGATTTCAACGAACTCTTTAGCCCGATCAGCCTCCTTCTCGGGGACTATGCAGGCAATCGCATCGTGCACCGTCATGACCACGCGATACTTCTTGGCGATCATGAGCATCTGCTCACCAATGATGATTCGGGCCAGTGCTTGGCAAACATTCTCCACCACCTTGCCCCCGTAGATGTGGTTGGGCACAGTAGTCTTCCCCTTCTTGGTGTCGTAGACGTACTCCACATCACCGGTTTCCTCACTCATGCGCCTACGCAAGTTTGGATACTTCAAGTACAGCCCGTTGGGTAACAGGATGCCCCGCTTGCCATCCACGCTCAGGATGTCGTCCCGTCCGAAGGAGTCGGCGTTGTTGCCAATGATGGAGTCGAGAATCTTCTGAGCCCGCCTCCAGAACTTAGGGATCTGCGGGTACGTTTTACGGTACACGTCGATGATGCGTTGGCACTCAGCCTCGTCCAAGCTGACTCCGTAAGTCTTGAGCTGCGCCTGGAACTTCTTGGCCCCCATCCCGTAGCCTGCCCCAAGCACCGTCTGCTTGCCGAGGAAACGCTCTTTCTCCGTGATCGCATTCACAGCTTTGCCGTAGATGGCTGCGGCCATGATCTTGTACGGGTCGTATTGCATCAGGTGTTTCGGCACACCCTCGGCAATCTCTTGGTTGTTCAACTCAAAGAACTGCACCAAGTCATCTTGCCCAGATAGCCATGCCAAAGTACGTGCTTCGATCTGGGATGAGTCAGAGTCAAGGACCACATAACCAATGGGCGCAACAATCGAATGCTTCAACGCGCTTTTGCGCGGCAGGTTCTGCAGGTTCAGCTTGTCGTCCCCGCCCCAGCGCCCAGTGTGCGCAGCATAGTAGCGAAGGGGAACTGGCATAGGCCCGCGTTGGGAGATGTCGATGAACCGCTGGGTCCGCGTCTCCTCCAGCGTGGACTTAGCACCCAATCTAGCTGACACAGCCGCTTGGACAATGGTACTTTCGTGTTCAAGCAATGCTTTGAACTCTTCGTCATTCTTTGCAAATGCGTAAGTCTCTTTGCCCGTGGTCGGACTTATCTTCATCGGTGGCTCAACTCCGTGGTTACGGAGCCACTCGGCAAGTTGCGGGTTGCTCATCAACATGCCTTTGTCCAGACTACCAATCAACGCTTCCTTTACGGTTTTGATCTCCTCCAAATGGTTGGTTAACAGTTTGTTATCCAACTGCAGCACCGGCTCCGAGAACATGCGGATGGTCAGATCAATCAGCCGCAGCTCAACCTTGGGGAACGTCTCGGACATGGCGGCAAACAAGCCCCACGTCAACGCCACATCGTTCTTGCAGTACTCACCGTAGCGGGCAAGTTCCTCGGGGGTGAAGTCGGCTCGGCGTTTACCCAGAGCATTGAGCACCTCGTCGCCCTTGACCCCTAGTTCGTAGTGCTTCGCAAGTACTGCCAAGCTGCCACCAACTTCTGTACCGTGCAGTGCACGGCCCATGCTGAGAGTGTCCAGCCAACCTTTAGGATGGATATCAAAATGCCAGCTAAGAATAGCGGCGTCAAACATAGCGTTATGAGCGAGTGCAAGATTGCTCCCGAAGTCGAACCCCTCAAGGAACTCCTTCGTCTCCTTACGTGTGCCAGAAAACCATACAGGCTCATCGCTACCTACTTGTACTGAAACACCTATAACTTCGAAGTCTGGACTGCGGACGTACTCTTCCGTGGTCATCTTGCCCAAACTATATGTTTTGGTGTAATGTGTTTCAAAATCGACCACTATTATTTTCAAGTCAGCTCCTTCAGCTTCAACTCAAGCAAGTCAAGCGTGTCTTCGCGGATCACAAGCGTGACCCCACCTGCCTTGTCGATCAGGTGCAGGTTCTTGTCTTGGAGTGCCGTGGTTTTGCCTTTGCCCGCCTTGGCCTCAACAGCCAGGAAGCGTCCGCGTATACAGCACAGGAAGTCGGGAACCCCCGAGTTCCCGTACATCGTGCCAATAGGCATTACGTAGTACACGTTGTACTTGGTCAGGAGATCTTTGATCTTGGCCTTGACCTTTGACTCGGGGGTTGCTGGCATGCTTATGCTTTCTCAATCTCACGCTGCAGATACCACAACGCCTTCTTGAGGTCTTCTTGGCGATTACCTTTGTGGTCGGCACGGGTGATGTACTTGATCACGTTGCCCAGGCGATAGTTCAACTCCTTGGACTCGATGAAGTCGATGGTCTCGATACCACCAGTCTTGTAGTGCGGCGGATGGTTGACCGGGTCGGCAGTGATCTCCGTGACCCCCAACTTCTCAGCAAGTGCTACCTTTGCTGCTACGCGAATGCGCTCATCCAGAAGTTTGAAGTATTCATCACTGTCTGCAACTACACCCTGCTTCAAAAGATCTTGGTGGATGCCAACAGCAATAGCTGTAGCTTTCGCGTCTTTCCCGAACCAAGGGTTAACGGCTAGCCATGCCTTGGCCCTATCAGTAGGGGCAGCGATAACTTCACTCTCCCTTTTCATCTTGTTACGAACAACGTACACGTTGGTAGGGCTCACATTCAACGTAACGGCTGCATCCCTTGGCTTAGCGTCGGGGTTCTTGGTGAAGTAAGCACGGATGCGTGCGGCGTCAGTCATTTTCTTGCGTCCCATTTGGGGCTCCTTGTTGGGCTAGTTGATCGTTCATGTAATCGGTAAGAACTTCTCTCATCTTCGCCTGCATGCAGTCTGGGTAATGGGTTCTGTAGAACTCCAGTACGTGCTTTTCCATACGCAGGCTCGTGCAAAACAGCCGTGGCTTCTTACCGGGACCACGACCCTTCTTCACTTTGGGTTGTTCATCATTCACAGTAGTGCATCTCCTATTTCAGTGGCTTGTTGATAATTGGTTTTTTTCGGGGTGGCGTTGACGACGAGGGTGTCACCTCGGTAGCTGTAGAGGAAAGGCCAACAATTCTTTCCTCCGTGTTGAACCTGTGCAGGTTCGCACACTGGTAGCGACGGCGGCGCGATCCATCTCTCCTGAGAACTGAC